GGTCAAATAATCCATCAACGGTAAATCGCTTGGTTATTCCAGCATCGACATCAACGGTTAGTCTTCTAAAATCAACAACATGCAGATCTGTCCCGACCCTTGTAACGCTCCATAGACAATAGCGGTCTCTAATGTTTCCGGTTGTCAGGTCCGTCGTGACGATGATACTAGGGGTTCCCATGCTATAGTCAACACAAACATGATTAACGCTATTGTTAGTCAAAACTTGACTTGTAACTCCTGATACCGAGTATGATACAAGAGGAGAGTCCACATTGTCCGCACTTCTAATTGATGCAATTCCAGCATCAACATCGACAGTTCCATCCACATTTTTGGTAATATCAAAACCTTCCAAAATCGAAGCAGACATGTGATGATTTAACAAATCATATGCATTATCACCGTGCGCTGGCGATCCCTGATTGGGCCATATAACATTTGCAATTGCGACACTCTGAGATCTGATTAGATTCCATCTACCTATCGCGTACGCCTCAATAACAACCCTTTCGCCTGTTACCGAATAAGATGTTCCAATTGATGCGCCATCAAAATAGAATTCATCGGTCGCACCGCTCCGCTGCAATAATATCTCTTTTGCAAGGTCTTCACTCTCAACAAGAAAATGCATTCCAACATTATCAGCGGTTATAATTGGAACTTCATACGTTTGAGTTGCAAGGGTTCCATTATAGATAACGCTATTACTGTTTTTATCAATCAGCGTCACCGGCGTCGTGTCGCTCTTTAATATCGCCCTAATTCGATTGAGCTTGGTGTCAGCATCAGCACCATTCATCATATCAACAAACTCTTGATACCAATCGTAGAGTTCGAATATAGTAAGGGCTTTACCGGGTATTAGCCATTCAAAAAAGTCTGTAGGTATTTTAGGTGCTGGCATTTTATAAATCTCCTATGGTGTAGTGGTTCCGCCCATTGCGCTTCGGCCCATTGGGAAATATCCGAATCCGGTTGGTGAACCGCCGCTAACTTTTCTTACAAATCTTCCGTTGACATTTGCCGGTATTATCTGAGTAAAAAAACTCTGTGCTACCGTATAATTATTACTTGTGAATACCCATGGAAATGGAACCGGGAAAGTATTGGGCAACGAAGCCGGGTCACTACTTCCAAAGTCAACCTCAACCACAATTGAAAACCGTGATTCCTTTTCGGTTGCAAAATGCGGATTCAGATCTGGATGTCCACTGAGCCAAAACACATGACCGGGATAGACAGTCACAACCAAACCAAGTAGAGAGAACAACCATTCCATTTGTGTAGATGTGTGTATACCCTCGCTTGCAAGCTTGAAATGGGCTTGCTTTCTTCTTGTTTCCGCGTCCCCTGTTCCGGGAAAATGTCCATCGGGAATACCTAGTGTTTTTTCCCAGTCCTCTAAGAACGTAGTCGAATTGGTAAGATTCCAACCCGCTGCAATCTCGTTCATTGTGGATTCAATACGGCTGAATTCTTTTGATGAACCACGCAAGAATTTATACATGACCGATGTCATGATTCGCTTGGCTATAAACATTGGGCCATTGGGCAAATAGTCCGCGCTTATTCTGGCGTGCTCATCGTCTGTTCGTCTGGGTAAAAATGACATTAGTTATTTATTGTAAGAGTGCCCTCAGTGGCAATCTTTCCCAATGTAACAGGCTGATCCAGGGTTGGCGAATCAAGGGTGAATGTTATTAATCGCTCTCCCGCTTGGACATCGTAAGTTTGAAAAATTGCACTTCTTAGCTTTTCAACTTCGTTATTTTCGCCCTCTTGGATTTCGCCTCGATAATATGAATTGATTGTTTCGCCGATGGCGTTTCTCATTGTTGTTGTGTCGGGTGATATTCCACTGATAACTATATTAATTGGAACCGCTTCAATGGCATCATCATGAACGTCAAGTGGGTCAGTATTGGCCGGTGTTATAGCGTCAATCTCTACCCTGACATTTGCAATATCGGTTATATCTGGAATGATTGAATCGTCATTATCTCGCACAAAGAAATATGTCACCTCTCCAGCCGCTGGATAAACACGATGAACCCATACACGGGTAACACCAGTTACTTTTTTACAAGCTCTCTCAATGTCAGCCGGATTAAATGGGGTCAATGGATTTTGCCAACGATAAACAATTCTATCTTGATATTCGCTTTCGGTCTCTATATTGCGCCCGTCTGTCAATCCGACATATTGAACCGTTGCAATATCGTCGACGCCAGCAATTGAAGATTGAAGAGTTGTCTCTACTCCGTTATCCTGATTGGTTTCAAGTCCGCCGTCATCGACTGTGTCAAGATCGGCTGTAACATTTGCCGTTACGCTATCCATGGACGCTGTTATCGTGCCCGTGGCTATCGGCGGCACCCCTAAAGCAATCGGATAGGTAAAACTATTAGTTCCCGTAACAGTTATAGCGAAAGTGCCATTGTAGTCAATCTCAAGAGCCCCTAGCATTGTGACAGTTTTTCCACTCGCAAAACCATGATCATTGTCGGTTATGCAGAATGCAGTCCCAGCAGATGCTGTCAAAGTGTCGACCGTTTTGATATTCGCTGCAATCACTACGGTAGCATCAACGGTGTATTCTAAGTCTCCAACTGTAACTACTTTTCCAGCGGCAATAGAGCTTCCAATCGTGCCAGTGAATGTCACTGGTCCCACTGCTGGCTCGGATTCGAGAGGTACTAGGTTTTTAATGTCAGCCCAAAATTGTAAAAACTCATCTTTGGATGTGAAGGGTGATAGCATTTTAGTAAGCGTTTTCAACTGATAATAAAGATCAAAAATCCTGTTACCAGACGCCGTTATCCTAGCACCCATGTATGAATTCTTCAGAAAAGGATTCGAGTTTGGCAACTCGCCCTTAACATCGGTTTTCATTCTATTGACTACATCTTTTGCCTTGTCTGGTAAAATTACGCTCATATTAAAAACCTGTCTGCTCCCAAAGTTTAAAATTATGCTTGTCTATCTTTTTGCTCTTGCGAATCAAATCTATATCAAGCTCCACACCTTCGGATCTTAGAAATGCCTTGACAATTACATTGTCGAGATGCTTGTCTTTTTTGAGCCATTGCAACGCGTCTTTTTGTGAATCACGCAGCGCGTTTCTTGTGTCTAGCGTGTTTCTAGCTTGGAAATAGAGCCAATTTTTAGAACCAATTTCAAAGCCCGGCTCTTCTGCTGACTCGTTTCCAATCCATCCGCGCCGCTTAGATGCGTCCGCCACTTCACTTTGATCGGCTCTCTTTTCGCAGTACGTCGACATTTTGATTGACGTGTTGAATCCGTTGGTGGTTCCAAAATCGCCATCGTCTCCAATGTATTCATCAAAGATTCCATCTTCATTTTCCACTATGTCAATGTCTACGCGTTCGTCAATCATTGTGCTTTCGCCTTGGTTTGTCCAGCATCGGAAATCGTACACTTAAACGAAACCGGATATGCTACCGGCGGAGACCCTGGAATCTGAGGCGTTGCATTAATCACATCGCTCAAGTCTCCAAGGACTAAAACCTCTATCCCCTCGGCCTTTGTCTTTGTAGCTGAGGCATTTATTTTCACTTTGTACGGTCCAGGGTCTGGTATTGTTGCCCCCGCCGATGGAACGGTTATGGCTGAAACATTTATTTCGTCACCGTCACGGTATACCAATGTTCCTGCTTTGCACTTTGTTCCTGTTGGTGGGAGCGGTGCAATAGTTGCTATCACTGCGCCGGGGGGTGACGGGGTAGATGGATCAACTATCACCGTCATTCCCTGTACTGCTACAAGTTCTAAACTCATGGGTCCACCGTGAAATTATCATTAGCGTTAAACTGTCCATCTTCTTCAAGCCGAAAAAAGCCATTCGAATTTTTAACAGTTATCTTTTTGTCAAACTCGGATGAGTCAATTTCAATATTCCCGTCCGCGTCAAAAAATATCTTGCTCTTTTTGAGAAAGTTTCCAATTGCAACTTCCCATGGTTTTAACCCTGTGAATCTATTGTCAGAGTTAAATGGTATCCCTACTTGGTTTTGGGCAGATCCACCCAATAAAAACCTAAGAACCATTGAGCTATCAGGGGCATTTGCAGAAAAGCCATATGGATAAAAGAACCCGCAATTAAGAGGCTTTCCCATTATATCGATCTGTCCGACTTGGCTCACATCATCGTCATCGCTTGCCTTTGTGATAAAGGCAACCTGAATCATGTTTCTAGTTTTCGTCTTGTCACTTGTCATTGAAAACCAACCTCATTCCAATTGGAGCCAATATCATTAACTTGTTTGGCTGAATCGCTCGCTTCTGAATCCTCGCTGTAGCCATCTGGAATTGTCAGAGTTAAGTTTACTTTTTCATCCGCTGTCCCATTTTCGCTTTTGGACGTTTCAAATTCAATATTATTAATGAGCATCTCAGAGTTCACCCCTGCAATCTCATCAATGACATCAATCAAATATCCCTCTTCCCATGGAGATCCATCTATTTCCAAATTGGAAACAGTACACTGATATGATACCGATTTGACTCTAGCGTTGTTCACTTCCCATTTGGCGAGCCGTTCACATTCGTCATTGTCGGATGGATGCTCGGCTACTATATTGCGGACAGAGCCTTCTGGTATAGTGCTGTCGTACGCTGTGCCTTTTGTTTTTGTCCGCTTGAATAATTCAGGCGCGTAGATTTCGCCCGTTTCAGGATCTGGCGGTGCCTTGGATCCTTTTATTGCAAAATTTCCCTGTGAATAAACATTGACCTCATGGACCCGCTCTGAATCGTCAAACTCAAAGCCACCATTGATAATATTGTTTTGCTTGCCAGGGTCATCAATCAAGTTTCTTAGGATGGTATCATATTTATCTTGGCCCGCTCTGATAATGGCAACTTTGCCCTCTCTAGTCTTGCCAATTAGAACTTGCCTTTTGGATGCCATCGAGTTGAACAAGTCGAAAACTTTGGCCCCAACGTCATCAGTGAAAACTTCTTTTTCTGTGAATGACTCAATACTTCCAGCGAGATTTACAATTTCTAAATCTATTCCATGGGCATCAAGGGTTTTTCTCATTGCGTTTTCTAATCCAATTGGACCGCGTATGACCCAACTAGGCTTTAGATCGGTCTTTAGTAGCGCCTTGGTATCATCCCTAGCATAGCAAGAAATAGAATACTTCTCGGCTTCGTAGTCTCCCTTTATTGTCTCAACTGCCCCTGTAAGCTCAACATTATCATTGATTAGATACTGA